GATACGGTTGCTATCGAGACCTTTACGACAGATTCCGCTGTTTTTGCCAATGCCGCCCGACTTACCTTTTCTATTTCTGGGGGTGGTGGATCTGAAAATGTCAGTGTTAAGTGGTATCCCGCCCGTGTCCCTTATTAATTTATTTATGTTTCATGTGGAACCCATGGGGGTGGTAGATGAGTGATGTTAGCGAATCGATTATAGATTTTTGCGTGTTTAATATTCCCGACGTTACAAAGATCGATGGTATTTCTATGTCGTGGGATGGCAGTAGTTCAACGATGGGTTTTTTAATGAATCCTGATTTGTTGGTTAACGGTATTCCTTCGAATCCAATTTCGCAGGTTATTTTAGTGGGTCATATCTTGTTGTTTACTTAAATTTTATAGCGCAAATAGTAAAGGCCATTATTATTTACAGTGGAATAAATTATGCCTGCTGGGCGCCCGACAAAATACACAAAAAAGGTTGGTGAAAAAATCTGTTTGAAAGTTATCAACGGAATTTCACTCGATAAAATTTGTTCTTTAAAATCAATGCCTTCGCGCAGCAGTGTTTACAAGTGGGTTGAAAAATACCCTGAATTTCGAGACAGTTACGCGCGCGCGCGCGAGGAATCCGCCCACGCTTTAGCCGATCAGCTCATTGATATTGGCCTCACAGCAACTGCAGAAACAGCGCCATCTATCCGTATCCATTGTGACAATTTGAAATGGTTGGCTTCTCGATTCAATCGGGCTTATTCGCAGAAACAGGAAGTTCAAGTAACCGGCCAGATTAGACATGCTGATATGGATATTGATCAGTTACGCCGTCGCCGCGCTGAATTAGAAGCTCAAATTGAACACCAACAGTCTTGTTGAGCTGTGCGACGCCTTAGAAGCCGAGGTGTTGTACAACCATAACAATATGCTTAGGCAGTCCTACGAATCATTTTATGATTGGCAGCGGCGGTTTAACAAAGCAACGGCAGAATTTCACGCTTGCTTGTTGATGGCGGCTAACCAGGTAGGCAAGACACGAACCGGTTGCACCATTGATGCTTATCATTTAACCGGCGATTACCCCGACGATTGGGAGGGCTACAAATTCGATTTCCCCCCTTTATGCTGGTTACTAGGCTATTCGGGTGAAAAGACACGGGATTTACTGCAGGCAAAGTTATTCGGACATTACATAGAGGGCGCATGGTCAGGTGGATTAGTTCCCGCCGCTAAAATCATTGATCATATTTCTATGGGTGGCACGCCCCGCGCTATGCGTACCGTTCGAGTAAAGCATACTAATGGCGTTTCTACCTGTCAGTTTTGGAGCTATTCGCAGGGCCAACATGCCCTAATGGGTGACAAAGTTGATTGGTATCATATTGATGAGGAACCCGAAGACCAAGAAATTCATCCACAGGTTATTACCAGAACATTAAACGGGGATCGAGGTAGGCGGGGCAGGGGAATTTTGACCTTCACGCCAGAAAATGGAAAAACAGAATTGGTTTGTCGTTTTCTGGATGAAGAGAATGCTGGTCAATATTGGCAAAATGCAACATGGGATGATTGCCCGCACTTATCGAAAGATGATAAGGAAGAAATATTATTACAGTACCCTGTCTATCAACGGGCTATGCGTAGTAAAGGCGTACCTCTAATGGGATCTGGCTTAATCTTTGAAGTCGATGAAGAGTTAGTAAAATGCGAACCATTTAAAATACCTCTTCATTATGATGTGATTAACGGTATGGATTTTGGATGGGATCACCCGCAAGCACACATTCAATTAGCCATCGACTATGACAACGGCGTATTCTATGTTTGTAAAGCGTTCAAGCGGCAAAAGTTACAACCGTTTGAAGCATGGCAAGTAGTAAAAGAGTGGGGCGAAAATGTTCCTGTTGCATGGCCACAGGATGGATTGCAGACCCGTGAAACAGGTTTAGAAAAAAGAGACCTCTATATTGAGGCTGGCTATAACTTCCTTGATGAACATGCCACTTGGGAAGGTGGGGGTGTCAGTGTAGAGGTGGGACTACTCGAATTGAACCGGCTATTTAAAACCGGTCAGTTTAGAATATTTTCAGACTTGCACGAAGTCTTCGATGAAATACGGCAATACCATCGTAAGACATTACCCACAGGGGCAACGCAGATAGTAAAGATTAAAGATGATCTTTTAGACGCTATCCGCTATGCCTATATGATGCGACGGTTTGCAGTGCGCGTTAATGATCTATCAAGTGAAGATGATTATTATGAAGAAATTGATGACGATGATTACAATGCCACAGGCTATTAACATTTAGACAACTTGAGAAAGTCCCGGTACGGGCGAGGGGTAATGTCACTAAATCAGCTAACCCAGCTTATCGATAACACCAATATAGCGACAGATTTAGATAAGGATATGCTATCAACGATTGGTGAGCGCGTTAAAAGGCAGTTTCAAGAAGATTTTGATTCCATGGAAGATTGGCGCGGACAGGTCAGTAAAGGCATCAAATTGATGAAACAGGAATTTAAAACCAAATCGATACCATGGGAAGGTGCCAGTAATTTCAAATCACCCATATTATCGGAAGCATCGATAAACTTTGGTGATAAAGCCTCACTTGAATTACTGCGAACAAAGAACCTAGTCAAGGCCGATATCATTGGTAAAGATCCCGACGGCGAAAAGAAAGCCCTTTCTGAACGTGTCACTGAGGGTATGAATTACCAGTTAAATTATGAAATGAAAGATTGGCGCGATGATCAAAAACGGCTGTTATATACGCTGCCCAATACAGGCACTATGTTTAAGAAGACAGTCTTTAACCCGCTAGAAATGACGACAGAAAGCCATATTATTCAATATCCTGATTTTGCGGTTAACCAGGCTACCACCTCAATGCGAAAATGCCGCTCATTTACTCAAATACTCGAATTCGATTTAAACGAGGTATTAGAGCGTCAACGCGCGGGGATCTGGCTTGATGTTGATATCTATCCAGAAGATGCTGATGGTGATGAAGGCTCAAATGAAGCGGAAGGTGTCATTAGTGCTGAAGAGAATGTGAATCGCTTCCTTGAACAACAGTGTTTTGTTGATATCGATGAAGATGGCATAGAAGAACCCTATGTCGTCACTATCCACGAACAAAGTAGCCAAGTGGTACGAATAGTCGCGCGCTTTGATTTGGAATCGATGATTATCAGAACTAACAGGGGTCAGGTAATGACCCTTCGTAAATTCACATTAAACAATCCAGCATTACAAGATGCCCTTGCCCAAGGTGAAGAGGTTCCAGAGTTTCCAGATATCAGTGAACTAGACCTAGTTCGCATTGACCCATTACAAAACATCACCAAATACGGTTTCATCCCTAGCCCCGACGGTACCTTTCTTGATCTTGGCTATTCCCATTTGATTGGCGCCATTGCCCAAGGCATTAATACCAGTACTAACCAATTATTCGACGCTGGTAAGTTGCGTAATGTTGGGGGTGGTTTCATGGCTAAAAACGTCCGTAAAAAGATGGGGCCAGTTCGTATGAAAATAGGGGAGTGGATCAGTACCGAGTTAACAGCGTCTAACCTGCAAACCGGCTTCTTCCCTAACCCACAGCCAGAACCTAGCACTGTGTTATTTCAACTGTTAGAAAAGCTGGAAGGTCAGGGGCGTAATTTTGCAGCCGTCATTGATGCCAGTGGTGGCATACAAGCCAACACCGCGCCCACCACGGCACTGGCCATCATACAAGAGAACCTTATCCCTACATCGGCGTTGATGAATCGCATTTTAGATGCTGAATCCAAAGAGTTTCAGTTTATCTTTCGATTGAACCAAACCTTTTTTGATATTGAAACTTACCGCATGGTTCTAGACGATGACCAGGCTGATCCTTTTCGTGATTTCAACTCACAGGCTTTAGATATTATCCCCACCGCTAACGCTGAAATGTCATCAAAACTGCAGCGTATCCAATTAGCATCGGTCGAATTAGAGCAGTTTGATAGGGTGGTACAGGTAGGTGGTAACGCTAAAGCCATACTTCAAAACTACTTTGCCAACATCGGTACTCAAAACATTGATGAAATTTTCCCAGATCCTAGCAACATGACAGAGGAACAGAAGCAACAAATAGCGGAGTTGCAGAAAGCTCAGGAACTCGGTAATCAACTGGCACAGGAACAGCTCAAATTACAGCAGCTGCAGATTGAAATACTAGGGCGTGAACAAGAGCGGTTAGACGCTAAAACCGCTTCTGATATTGAAAAGCAAGCCGCCGAAATCGCTAAAATCATTAAGGAGGTTGAAAAGGCCCAAGCCGATATCGTTCTAACATTGGAGAAGGCCGAAACCGAAGAAATCCAAAATGGCATATCGGTCTATACCCAATCACTTCAATCTATTCGTGACTCAGTGGACACATTAGGTGCAATCAATGAACAACGACAAGCTACCCTTGGAAGCAATACACCCGGATCAATTCGCGCAGTGGCTTAATGATCCAGTTACTGAACATTTATTTCGGGATTTAGAGAATGCTTATTTCGATACCGCTTTAGACCCTCTACCTACAGAGTCTTTAGATAAACTGGCTATCGAGTCTATACGCCGTGAAACAGTGCGCGCTATGACCGATGTAATTTTAGAATGGGTACCGGCTGGTGCTGACAATGAAGAGGAAGATCACCTTGGCAACGAGTAATTCAAGCACTTTAGCAAAAGTGAATATTGATTCTGATACCCCCGGCCACCCTTGCGGGTTTTATGTTCTGGTGGAATTGGTAGAAGTGGAGCAAACCACAGAAAGCGGTCTCTATGTGGGTGATGTTCGCCGTGAACAATCAGCCGAAGAGTGTGGTTATATCCGTGACATTGGCCCCACTGCCTTTGAAGGGTGGGAAGGGTGCAACGGTAATAAAGCGCCGCCTTATATCTGTTGGGGTGTTGAAGTTGGGGATTTGGTCGAATTTCGAGCCTATGAAGGTAAAAGGTCTACCGTGCCGGGTTTCGAACGATGGCGCTATATCCCTGATTCACACATTGTTGGAGTGGTTCACCACGCCTAACACCTAGCCTGTGTTGCCTTCTCGACACAGGACGCAGTGCCGCTTGACTGTGATAGCGAAAACAAGCCCCCTAACCGCTCTTTTGCGGTTTTGTGGGTAGTGATAGGCCATATTATTTATCTAGGTTCAAACAATGTCAGAATTAGCAGAAAGCGATACTTCAACCGATGACACTATTAATAATGATGTCGATGAACAAGCGGCTAAAAGTACTGATGGTGATGATCAGAAGCAGGCTGTTATTGATAAAGCTTCGAGCATGGGCCATCAAAGCAAGGATGATTGGGTAACTAATGGGGGTGATCCACTTCTCTGGCAACCACCTGAAGTTTTTTTACAGTTAAAGCCCGCACTGTCCAAGCTTAAAGACCAAGGCAAACAGATTAAGAACCTGAAGCGTGAGAACGAAACGCTGAATACTGTCTATGGTCATCAAGTAGAAAACTTACGGTCACAACTGAAAATACAACATGACGAAGCGGTTTCAGAAGCTGATGTAACCAAAGTAAATCAAATACAGGATCAACTGGATAATCTACCGGCCATCGATGCCACCGCACCGCGCCAAGCCTTAAGCGAGACATTAGAAACGTGGAATGCTGACCCTAAAAACGATTGGTACAAAAAAGATCCCGCTAAACAGGCATTTGCTGACCGGCGTTTCGGCCAATATAAAGAGCAGAATTATTCAGATAGTGATTCAATCCGGTTAATGGAAGATGACATAAAGCGGCATTTTGTTGATGTGAATGTTAACCGTTCTAATGCGTCACGTTCGGAAGCGGGATCTAAACCAGGTAATAAGCAGGCCGCTAGAAAGCTTACCCTTAATGATCTAACCAGTACGGAAGCATCAATTTGGCGCCATCGCCCGCCTAATATGTGGAAAGATGAAAGCGAATTTTTAGCGATGGTTACTAAAACAAGAGATGACGACAATGACTAAACCCAAGCAAGGCAAGACCTCTTTGGCTCACCTAGCCGCCTCTGAAGATTCGAATTCACAGGCTTCATTAGGGGCTGGGCAACAAACAACTGCAGAGAGAGGCCCCGACGGCCCTAAGCGTCCGCCGCGCATTCGCTTACACTCTGGTAAAAACTTACACGTACCTGAAGACTTGCTTGATCGTGAAAACTTCAGCTACCGCTGGTTTGCTGAAAACTCCATTAAGGGTGGTCGTGTCGAATCGGCTAAGGGTGCCTATTGGGAATTTTTTGTTGATGCCAGTGGTAATAACTTTCGGCGCCCCAGTGGTCAAGACCAAATGTTTTTAATGCAAATTGAAAAGAAATATTATTTAGAAGACCTTGACTTTAAGCGTCAAAGGGTAAATGCTACGATGAATCAAGAGTCGGGTATTGGTGATGGGGAGTATGCCCCAACGACAGATGGCAAGCCTGAAGGGGGCACATCTTCAGTCACTAGATCACCCGCATAAGTTCCAATCAAAGTAACACCGCTCACAATGAGCCGTTCCATAAAGTAATCCCCGTCAATCGGTAAACCGCCGAAATTGAACGAAAAAGCTACGCGATAAAGGGAATTCCCTTATTACGTATATCTATTTTTTCCTTTGATTTTGGAGGTGTCCCCATGACTGGTGGATTCGCATTCGACAGGACTCAATCACAAGGCGATACAACGGGTAAAGAATTTCTCTATGACGTAGCTTCTACGCATAGCACTCGTTTATCACCCGGTGATGTTGTTCGCATAACTGGCACTGCAAGTGCTGATGGAGTGCCGCAGGCTGATGCCGCTGCTGCCGCTCAATCCATAACAGGTATCTTATTCGCAGTAACACCAACATTTGCCGGTGAAGCACTCTCTGAAACTGGTTTACCCGCAACCGTGGGTGGATCAATTGTAGTGAATGTTGACCCCTTTGCTTTATATGATGTTGACGTTTCTAACGGGACTCTGGTTATCGCTGATACCGGTTTAAATATCGATTTAGTGGCTACCGCTGCAACAACTACGGGCGGCCTCACTATTTCTAATATGACTGTTGACGCCGGTACGATTGCAACAACACAGACCCTTCCTTTTCGCATTGTTCAGATTCTCGACGACGATGGTGGCACTTTTGGAGGCCGGGCGCGTGTCCGTGTCAACAACAGTACTATTAGCGACGGCGCGGCTGGCGTTTAATCGGGGGTGATTTATGGCCGGAACGATTAGCACGGGATCAGTCCCACGATTATTACAGGAAGGCGTAAAAAGTGTTTTTGGTAATGCCCTAAAAGAACACGACCCAAAATGGCCGATGATGTTTGAATCACTATCAAGCACAAAAGCCTTCGAAGTCGATGTTCAATTAGAAGGCTTTACCCGAGCATTTGAAAAAACTGAAGGCGATGATATTACGTTTGATTCTCGCCGCCAGGGCTTCACGCCTAAATATCCACACATTACCTTTGCCAAAGGGTACATCGTTACTGAAGAAGCATTAGAAGATGAACTATATGGGCAGCTTGATAAAGGCGCCCGCGCACTCGCCCGCGTGATGAACATCACAAAGGAAATCGAAGGCGCAGCCGTTTTTAACAACGGTTTTGATTCATCTTTCTTAATGGTTGATGGTGATGGTGAATCGCTGTTTTCTACGGCGCACCCTAATGGCCCCAGTGGTGGCACTTATTCTAACCGGCTTGATATTGATGCTGATTTATCAGAAGCCAGTTTAGAAGATATGTTATCCATTATTCAAACTATGACCGATGCCCGTGGCCTACCAGCGGCTTTACAGGCAACCAAACTCGTAGTTGCAGCCGGACAGAGTTCTTTTAATGCGCAACGCATCCTAGGGTCAGTCCTCCAAAACGATACTGGTAATAACGCGACTAATGCAGTCCGCGATATGAACAGTGTTCGTGATGGTTGGATGTCTAACCCTTTCCTAACCGATGCCGACGCGTGGTTTCTGATTTCTGATGTTCAAGACGGAATGAAATATTACACCCGTCGTTCTGTTCGCTTTGGCCAAGATAATGCCTTTACCTCTGGTAATGCGCGTTTCAAGGCTGATGAACGGTATAGCTTCGGCTGGTCGCAAGCCCGTGGCGCCTTCGGTACACCAGGCGCCTAAATTCTAAGTAAGCCTCTGGGGGTTTCGGCCCCCTTTTTTTTCAAGTCAATTCTATAGAAATGGTGAAATCCAATGGCTCGAACTTCACATACTGGTTACATGCGTCAATATGGTGGAACTAAAAGCGCTACACCAGCGACATTTTTGGCAGTTATTCAATTTGATTTAGATCCTACGGTTGCCAGTTTCAATACTGGTTTTATCCTCCCTAAAGGATCAGTACCTATGTTTGTTCAAAACATGAATGGTGGTGCTACGGGTGGAGCAAGTCCGACTATCGATGTTGGTACGCAGGCTGATAATGATGGTTTGACTGATGAACTTGCTGCTGAGGTAAGGAGCGGTTTAGTTCGCAGTGGTGATCTTATTGGTACAGAACTTACTGTTGACACACCTATTTTTGCGGGTGTCGGTGCCAGTGCGGCAACGGGTGGGAGTGTTCGTGTAGGTGTTTATTACATTATGGCCGATGACGGCAAGGCATAAAGGAGCGAGAAGGGAGGTCATTGGCATTTCGCTATTGATGGTAAGCCTTTCACATAATGAACCAATCTTAATATAAATGGTGAACGCCAATGGCTAGAACTTCCAATACCGGTTATATCCGACAATACGGCAGCACAAAAGCAGCGACTCCCGCTGTAATGATGGCTGCTGTTCAATTTACATTTGATCCTACACAGGCTGCAGGTACGCCGACAGGTGCTTTTGTTCCCAAGGGCGCTATACCTATTTCGTCACAATCCTATGGTGGCGCTACCGGTGGCGCTAGTCCAACTGTCGATATTGGTATGGGTGCTAATCATAGTGGTTTAGGCAACGATTTAGCTGCTGATGCGGCATCGCCTTTTGCGGGCGCTCAGAATCTTACCGGCATTGAATTAGCCATTGATACTGAAATTGTAGCGGGTGTCGGTAACAGTGCGGCCACGGGTGGCACTGTTACCGCATCTGTCTATTACATTATGGCCGATGATGGCAAGGCATAAAGGAGAGAGAAGGGAGGTCATTGGCATTTCGCTGATGAGGGTGGGCACTTTATGACGATTATTGATGGTAAACCTTTCACACAATTAACCAATCTTAATATATTGGGTGAATTACTGGTTGATGGTGAACCCATTAATGTATTACCGAGTCCGCGCACATTCTATGTGCAGGACGGCGGCGACGATACATTAAACGGTAAAACAATTACCAATCCCAAATTAACGGTTAGCTCTGCTACAACTGGCGTTAATGCATTAGTTCCCCCTTCGAGTGTTGCAGCTCCTACGGGCATTATAGTAACGGGCGCGGGCACTTTCTTTGAAAATATAGTGTTGCCTGAAGGTTGCCAATTATTGGCTCTGGAAGCCATTATTTTTTCACCAACCGGTGACTGTATAACCCCCGGATCTAACGCACAAACTCAAGTCTTAGCCGTTGCTAATTCTGTCGATTCAACATCGGTCTACCGTGTTGTTTCTAAAACTACTGTTGGCATTCGCTGTTCATCCCTCAATATCTTTGGCACAAATAGCCACGGCGTCTTTATTAATGGGACTAGTGATAATATCTATGTGAATATTAATCAGTTGAGTGTGCAGGGTGCAGGCTCTATTGGTATTCGTGATGAAACCACTATTGTAGGTGCGCCAGAATATTACAATGTGGATGAATTAACATTAGAAGCCAATAATACAACCGGCATTCTTTATAATCCTGATTTGAGTGGTACCGAAGCTATTGTACAGGCTGGTTTGATCGGTACGGTTGGGAGCTTTAGCGGTACCACTGGCATCGATGTGCAAGGTGGCCGTATTGATGCGGTTGTTAATGAAGTCGTCGCTGATACGGCTATTCATGTTGGTAGTGGTGCGATATTAGATCTGATTGGTAATGTTATCGACGGTGATATCGTTGTCGATGCTGGCGGTACTTTAAATTGCCGGGTAATTACCCATAGAAATGGAACGTTAACGAACAATGGAACCATCATCGGTTTTATTGGTACCGATCATTTTGGCAATCTGATTTTCCAAAATGATATTACTATTAAAGAAAATCTATTAGTTCAAGGCACAACCACGTTTGAAAATGTGACTAATCTATCGGTTGCAGATCGTTATATAAATCTCAATGCCGGGTATGAAACCCAAGCCGCTATTACCTCTGGCATTAGTGCAAATTATCTACCCTTAGCCACGAATGATGATATTTCTGGTGGTACTTTTATAGCGGGTGTAGCCTCTTCTTCGAATCCCTCGGTTAATACGGTTGGTTCTAACACGTTCACCAGTGGCCAAATTATTCAAATATTTGGAACGTTCATCGGTGGAAATGATGGCATTTATGAAGTAGATAGCCATGTTGGCACGCTATTAACCATTAGAGGAATCGGTATAACACCTACCGTTGAAGACTTTTCAAGAAATCAATTTACTAGCAATGCTCTTGATAATGCGTCAATCCGTCATATCACTGTTTCAGTCCTTCGCACTTCTTTAGCCGGTGTTATCGAACACGGCTTAGGATCAACGACGCCCGTAACGTTTAATGTTATTGATTCTATGTATAACTCGGATGGAACCGTTACCGAGGATCGTGTTATTACTGCTGAGAATTCAGACACGATTACTTTCAATGCTTATAACGGCACTGAAGCGGTACATGATTTCAGAGGCACCCTTTTAATCCAAGATCAAGAAATGATTATGGAAGTCTTTGATGGTGCCAATGATTTAATGGGTGAAATAAGCATTGGCCAGGTTAATACCTATATAAGATCTGAAGATAGTTCTACCAATGAGCAAAAATTGACATTATCGAATGATACTACTGACGCGACTTTTTTAGATACCATCAATACAAAAGGCATTGTTTATTTTACGGATCGATCTATAATCGATAAAGCCTATGCCGATAGTGTCAGCATTTATGCATCTGATGGTTCTTTAACTGGCGACAGAATACTAACCGGGACAACGTTTAATCTAATATTAAGATCACAGGATGACCCTACCTTTACCGCGCGTAAGAGTACCCTTAGTGGCAACACCTGTTCCTGTAAGGGATATACCAGTAGCATTAGTATCGATATTAAACTGAGGATTCATTATTTCCATTGAAGCGACAGTAACGCCGGTTTGCACATCTATTGCTGTGCCTGTTCCCGTCTGTATATACCCACTATTTCGAGTAAGGAAAGTACCCGATGTAGTTGCTGTAAAGCTCAATGTAATATCGGTAAGAAATGTTTCATCCAGATTAAACGATAAAAATTGACCGGCATTAATATCACCAACAAAGCCCATACGTTCCGAGAATACTCCAACAGTGGCGCTATCAAACGTTAATGCTATAGGGGTGCCATTAGTATTGCTGATAGAAAATTCAGTCAACGCTGTAGGAACAGCAGGCGAACTAGGTGTTACAAAAACCGTGCTTGTAGCATTGGTAGATGTGACACCAGAAACAGTAGGGTGATAACCGGTGGCGCGGGCAGATCCCACCAACTCTAATCGATCAGATCCTAAATCGATAATAGTTTCAAGCCAGAGAACTTGACCTTCATCGATAGTATAAACATCACCAGATATAGGGGGTAGATCAGCCGTTGAACCGGCAAAAATAACATTCGCATTGACGGCTTTTAAAAAGTTAGCATCAATATAACCAATATCGGGTAGCCAGCGTGGGTTAGCTGATCCATTAACAGAATAATCCGCAACATATTCAACACCTAATTCATTTTCTTCATCCTGAATCATAATGTCGGTTATACGGACACGAAAGAAATTTACTGTATCAGCGGTTCCAGCTGGATCACCTTTAGCAATTTCAAGAAATACGGCGGTTGAATCAACGAGCATTCTTCCACGAGCGGTAAAAGTAGCGACATCGGGTTGATATGAAATAAAGGAGATTCTCTGTCCATTATTTAATGTCCCTATTCTACTACCCGTAAAAGTTCCATCTGTTTCATAAATGCTGACACTATCGGCATAGGCTTTATCAATTATACTTCTGTCGGTAAAATTGGAACTGTAATCAGCACCATATACAAGACCTTTAGTATTAACATTATCATCGACTACCATCTGTGAGGAATTTAACTGGATACGCGAAAAGTTAGTCGCATTCTCAAACCTCCATTCTGTTACCGATGGATCGACTCGTAATTGTGTGCGCGTGGTAAAGGTAGGGTCATCCTGTGATCTTAATATTAGATTAAACGTTGTCCCGGTTAGTATTCTGTCGCCAGTTAAAGAACCATCAGATGCATAAATGCTGACACTATCGGCATAGGCTTTATCGATTATAGATCGATCCGTAAA